GAATCCGTCAAGGTGCTGGCTTCCCACAAGATCAGGACGGGCATCGAAGAGGGCTTGCACTTCCGCGATGCTGAAACGGTCGATCCAGAGGATTCGCTGATTGCCCGAGTGCTTGCGGCAGTCAGTCAGGCTCAGTCTTACGCGCAAGACGCAAAGGAAGAAGCAGACCGCGCAGAAGCAGCGGACGATGCCGTTGAGGACGCAAAGGATCAGGCTATAACCGCCATCGAGACGAAAGGCGCGGAGACGCTGGCAAGCATCCCGCAGGATTACACCGCGCTTTCGGGCAATGTCTCTGATTTAAAGAGCGACTTGCGTTGGTTCAACGGTGCGAATTTGATTCCCGTGGCAGTCGAAAGCAAGACGATAAGCGGAATCACGTTTGCGTGGAGCGAAGACGGTCGATATTTTACGGTCAACGGAACGGCATCTAAGACGTCGTATTACAGCATTTACGAAAACAGAACTGCTCTTCCTTCGGGCATTAAGCCGGGAGGCATTTATAATGTCGTCTATTCGTCTCCAGGACTGCCGCTGCGCATTTATTCCGTTGACGGCGAGAATCAGGCTACGTCAATCCTGTCAACGACCAAAAATGCTACATTTACCATGCCAAGCGATGCGGTCGGCATACTGGTGCGATTCTACATCGCAAACGGATTCACGTATTCCGGCACAATCGAGCGCCCGTATGTGTTTGACGATAAGACCGATGCACGTTTTGCGATTCACGCGCCAGGCTACCAGAATGCGGTTTGTGGGCTGTATCACGCAAATCCACGGATAATTTATAACGATGCAGATAAATCGTATGCGGTGACTATCAATTCGGCTGTCCGGTGTGTCTGGAACAATTCTAACGCAGCCGGGGCAACCCGAATCAATGATACATTTGTGATCGCAAACAATCAGCGGCTTGCGTATCTGATAAAATCTGATGCCTTTACGACAAGCCCGCTCGATTATGACGAACCGTTTATCACCGTCCTGTACAATACCAACGGGAACCTCTTTGGCCAGTGGGCGCATTTTTACTTCGACAGCCTTCCGTATCCCGTTCCGGCGTATTACGATGCCCAGATTGCCGAACGCGCAGCGGACATCAATACCATTGCGCTTGGACTGCAACGGCAAAGCACAAGATTCTTTTTTATAACGGATTATCACATGGCAAGCAATGCCAATCACAGCCCTGCGCTGATCAATGCGCTGATCAATAAGACGGGCATTAAACGCGTGATCTTTGGCGGAGACGCATTTAACGCAGAGGACACACAGAGCGCAGCGTTGAACGATTTGCTGGCGTTTGTCGACCTCTTTAACCCAATGTCCGCATATTCCGATGTATTCTGCATTACCGGTAACCACGAATACAACAATCCATCAAGCAACCCGGACTATACATCGCGCATGCTGCCGATGGATACGCTGTATCAGGTCTTCAACGCACCGATTCGGAACATCGTTGCGCTGGATGGAACGAATACGTTTTATATTGACGATCCGCAGACCAAAATCAGAACGTACTGCATCGACTGCGAGGCGACATCATCCATCTCAACCGCCGCGCGACATGGTGTCATGAAATCGTTGGAAAATGTGCCGGACGGATACGCGGTGCTGTTCGTCAGTCATAAAGGGCTGTCGAACGACAACTCGGAGATTTATTCTCGGATGTACCAGCTTATGTCGGCTGGCGCGGCGCTGAACGATGGCGTGCCATACACGTTTACATACACGGATATTGGTGAGCAGACCTACGACTATACGGGCAAAAATTGCACCTTTATCGGAGCGATCACGGGTCATACGCATCAGGATGGATATGTATATTATGACGGACGTTTTCCAGTGATTGCTACCGCTTGCGATGCGTATGCGGCGCAAACCGCACACCCGGAGAGGGTTGCAGGGACGGTCCTCGAACAATGTTTTGAAGTGGTACAGATTGACGTTTCGCAAAAGCGCATTTATTTGACGCGCATCGGATACGGCGACAGCAGGACGTTCAGCTTTGGTGCCGCAGGATCAGGATTGATCACAGCTTAAATGGCACTTTAAATCAGAGGTGATTCACATGGGCTTTGTTCTTGGTGTGATCGTTGGCGCTTGCACCGGCTTCCTCGTGACGGCGCTGATCACTGCAAACAGATAAAGGAGTGAGGCGGTACGGCAAAAAAAATCAGATACAGCGCGGCTGACCGTGCCGCCGATCTTGCGCTCATGCGGATGCAGGGCAAGACGAAGCACATCTACGCTGAGGCAGAACGTGACATCCACAAAAAGCTTGATGATTTTCTTGCACGGTTCAAAGCAGAGGACGAACGGCGCAAAAAGCTTGTCGATGCTGGCGAGATGACAAAGGCAGAATACGATTCATGGCGGCGCGGACAGGTCTTCCGTGGGAAGCGATGGCAAGCGCTGAGGGATGAGATCGTTGACCAGATTTACAACTCCAATAAAACGGCGGCGCGCATCATGAACGATGAGCGCCGTTCTGTATTCATCCAGAACGCGAATCGCACGGCCTACGAGCTTGAGAAAAAGACGCATGGCGCTGTAAGTTTTGAGCTTTACGATTCTGCGACCGTGACGCGACTGATTAAGGAAGACCAGAAGCTGCTGCCGGAGTACAAAGTCAATCAGCGCAAAGACTATAAGTGGAATAACAGAGAAGTAAACAATGCGCTCACCCAGAGCATCATACAGGGCGAGAGCATGGACGAGCTTGCCGGAAGGATTGCGAAGGCCGTCAGCAGAAAGAACGATTCGCTCATGTACAGCTTTGCGCGGACGATGATGACGGGGGCGCAGAACGCCGGACGGCTGGAAGCAATGCGCGAGGCGCGGGATATGGGCATCAAGGTCAAAAAGCGCTGGCTTGCTACGCTGGACAGCCGCACCCGCGACACGCACCGAGACCTTGACGGCGTTTCCGTTGACGTGGATAAGCCGTTTATCATCGGCGACAGGAGTATCATGTTCCCCGGCGATCCGAATGCGGATGCGGACTTGGTATTCAACTGCCGCTGTACGCTGATCTATGACTATGAGGATTATCCTGCCAATATCCAGCGGCGGGATAATGAGACAGGAGAGGTCATAGATTGGATGACGTACAGAGAATGGGAAGCGTCAAAGAAAGGAGACACAGGAGCAACTGACCAGCTTGAAATAACAATCCCTAAATTTGAGCCAGCAAAGACGCGAGCAGAAGCGGAAGAATACGCTGGACGGTTTGCGGATAATGTTTTGTATCGCGGATTGAGCGCCGATAATTGCAACACAATCAATCGGTGCCTTAATGAACTGACTGCGAAATATCCCATAAAAAAATTGGAAAGCATCGAACAAAAGCAATTGTCTGCAGTCATGAGCGCAAGTTGGAAAACGCTGAACATAGACGGTAAAAAACTTGGAGCTGTATTAAATACAGCGTCGGAAGATTTCAAAAAAAGCCAAGAATACGCGATACGGCAGATCGAAGATATAAAAGCAAGATTCGCAAAGAAGGCAAAGATGCCGTTTTCAGCGCAAAGCACTATTGACAAACTTTCAGAAAAACTTAAATTCACACGGTACGGCGTCCACGAAAGCTACGAAGATCATGTCAAATGTACGGTTGCACACGAATACGGCCATATTCTGTCAGATCAATATTTCGGAATGATAAACGAAGATCGAGCGAACCCAAATTATAAAACAAATTGGAGCCTTGCAAATCGGTCGCGCAAATGGAATGAAACGTTCCTACATGCGCGAAAGACTGGCGATATTTACGGCATATCAGAGTATAGCAGCCGTAATAGTCGTGAGTTTTTTGCCGAATGCTTTGCTGCTCGTGAAATGGGTGAAAAGTTGCCGGATTATATTGAATCTTTGATGAAGGAGACATTAGAAGATGGCATTATGTGATCATTGCTTGATATACGATAAATTGTATGATGAGATGTGTATGAAGTACGACGACACATTGCCTGAAAACACGCATCATTGCCGCGCTTATAACGAGCAAATACCGGATAATATTTATTATCGAAACGCAGACTGCAAATACTACATGCCTGAGGAAACGGATCATGTCAACCATTGAGATCAAGGACAACAGCGCTGCCGTCATCGCCAATATGCAAGCTGGCGTGGAACGTGCGCTGGAGATCATCGGCGGCAACGCTGAGACATACGCCAAAGCGCTTTGCCCTACGGATACGGGCTTGCTTAAAAACAGCATCACCCACGTTGCCGGAGGCGGAACGGTTCAAAAGAACTATTCAGCTGATCATGGCGAACAGCGCGGAAGCGTCTCCGGACAAGCGCCAAAGGATGAAGAAGGCCAATATACAGTCTACGTTGGCACGAATGTGGAATATGCTCCGTATGTTGAGCTAGGTCACCGGCAAGAGGTCGGGCGATACGTCAAGGCTCTCGGCAAAAGGCTGAAAAAGGATAAGGTTGAAGCAAGACCGTTCATCCGGCCAGCGATGGAAAACCATACCGACGAGTATAACCGCATTTTCCGAAACGAAGTAAAACCCAATCAATAAATCCAGCACCGCGAAGCACTGCGGCGCTGTTTTTATACACCTCATTGAGCCGAAGGACAGGCTCCGAAGAACAGGAGGAAGAACAATGGCACTCACACGATCTATGTTAAAGGGAATGGGGCTGACTGAGGAACAGGTCAGCGCAATCATCGACGCGCACACCGAGACCGTTGACGGGCTGAAAGACAGCCTCAAGGCGGCGAAGGCTGACGCGGACAAGCTCAAGACCGTTCAGAAGGAATTGGACGATCTGAAGGCAAACAACGGCGACGATTTTAAGTCCAAATACGAGAAAGAACACTCGGATTTTGAAGACTACAAAAAGAC